AACCTTCGATACCAGATCCTCTTGGATTCTGTACAAGGGCGCGGTCCTGGGATGGCTTTTATCCCATACTGTTCACTACCTGAACTTGAGTCTGCGATGATTGCCTGGGAGTTTATGGAGATGATCCACTCCCGTTCCTATACTTACATCATCAAGAACGTTTACTCCAATCCTGAGGATGTGTTTGACACCATCCTGGATGACGAGAAGATCATTGCACGTGCTAAGTCTGTGACTGAAGCATATGATGATTTCATTAACAGTGCTCATCTCTGGGACACATCTTCCTGGTGGAAAGGTGACTGGAAAGATTCTCCTTCTGCTCAATGGGAGAAGAAAGATCTTAAGCGTAAACTGTATCGCGCAGTAATGAATGTGAATATCCTTGAGGGTATTCGTTTCTATGTTTCTTTTGCTTGCTCTTTTGGTTTCGGTGAACTGAAACTGATGGAAGGATCTGCAAAGATTATTTCCTTGATCGCACGTGATGAATCACAGCACCTGGTTCTCACCCAGAACATCCTCAACAAGTGGAGAGAGGGTGATGATCCTGATATGCTGGAGATCATCAAGGAAGAAGAAGGTAACGTCATCGAGATGTTCAAACGTACCGTTGACGAAGAGAAAGAGTGGGCAGAGTATCTGTTCAAAGATGGATCTATGATCGGTCTTAATGCTAAACTCTTGGGTCAGTACGTGGAGTGGGTTGCCAATCGCAGGATGAAGGCAATCGGACTTACTCCCCAGTATGATATTCCTGCTAAGCACAACCCACTGCCCTGGACAGAGCACTGGTTGAACAGCAAAGGACAACAGAATGCTCCTCAAGAAACTGAGATTGAATCTTATGTTGTCGGAGGCATCAAGCAGGATGTCAAGAAAGATACCTTCTCTGGTTTCCAACTCTAATTATGATTATTGGTAATGTGCCCGAGTCGGTTTCCGAACCGATTAGGGCAACTCTTTTGAATAGTTCCTACTTCCCTTGGTATATGATTACCGAGACAACTAGGTACGATCCCACATACAATGACAGCATACCTGATGAATTGTCTGGAGAAGACCCACAGTTTCAGCACACTGTCTTGAATAATAAAGGTGAGGTTACTTCACAGAGCAGTTACGACTTGGTGGTCGAACCTTTGTGGAGATACATAGTTACAAATTATGATGATGAGTTGGGTAGTTTTGAAAACTTCCGAAGGATCAAGATCAATCTCTTGACTAAGAAGGAGTCAAAACATATGTACCACACACCTCACGTGGACTATGATTACCCTCACAAAACTTTGTTATACTATGTGAATGATTCCGATGGACCAACCTATTTCTTTAACGAGAAGTATGATGGCACTCGGAAGAAACTGACGATCAAGGAAAAGGTGGAACCCAGACAAGGTAGATTTATTATCTTCGATGGACATCGTTTCCACGCCAGTAGTAACCCCCAGTATCACGACTATAGATGCGTAGTGAACTTCAACTACATCTCAAATTTCTCAGGCAGTTAAAGCGTGAGTTAAAAAGGGATAATGGAGAGCGTTATCGTTACAGACCGAAACAATCTTCTAAGAAAAAAGGTTCGCGCAAGCACAAAAAGTAGCGTTTGATACTAAAGGTTGCTAAATAGAAGTGAAGATGTTATCATTTTCACACGTTCATCTTATGTTAGCATTCCTGCTCGCATTAAACCTCGCTCATCACAATGACGGGTCACCCTATGGATGGCATATGTCTTGTGAGAGATTCCTCCAACGTCGTGTGGAGATCCAGATGGATAGTAACTTAGACCAACGGTCAAAGTGGAATCTAATTGGATACCTCAAGTCGAAGGTGGAAGGTGAATGTGATGGGACGTTTACATAGGACGCAAGTAAGTCGCGGAACGGAGCGTTCATCCCAATGGTTGAATTTTTACTCTATGCAAATATGATGTGTTCGGATGCTGATGCATTGTTGCTCAGGATCGAAAAGAACAGATCAGAGTTGCCACCAGCAATCGTGCTGGAGTTAGTGGAGACCGTAAAGGAATCTGTACCAGAATGCAACCACTATTGGGACGCAAACGACTAAAGGAACGGGCCTAAAAATCCAACTACTTTAGGAGTAATTCAATGAACACACTTACACTGATCAAGAAGCAGATCCAAAAGCAGTCTGCACTGCACGATGCACAGATCTCTCACACTGCATATCGTGGTGTTGAGTATGATACTCGTTGTGTAGAGAGTAAGGAATCCCACGGTACCTTCTGCTACAGAGGGCACGTATATCAGAAGTGAGGCAATGAGAGAAAATTATCAGTATCATTACGATGATATGGATAAAGATTCTCGACCTCCTTCTTGCTATCAACTAACTTACCGTGGTGTTAATTACTGGTCCTGCTATCGAATCCATTTGAAGGACTATTTTGAGCAGTTGCTCACGGTAGAACCTCAATACAATCGGAAATAAAGCACCCACACGGGTGCTTTTTTCTTGCTATAATACTAAATAGCAATGCAACAACAGGAGGTCCAAATGAAAATCTTTTTAGATTGCTCTGACCCAGATTTGATTGCGTATGCTGTTGAGACAGGTCTTGTGGATGGTGTAACAACCAACCCGAGTCTAATGCGTAAAGCTGGACAAAATCCGCGAGACGTGATAGAAAGGATCTGTGATTTATTTCCTTGGGACGCCTCTATCTCAGCAGAGGTAGTGGGCGATACTGCCGAGGAGATGTTGGAAATGGCAACTGACTACTACCAGATTGCTCCCAACATCACAATTAAATTACCCTGCAACAGAGAAGGACTCATTGCTTGTGGTGATCTCAGCGGCGACGGGATCCCAACCAATGTCACACTAATCTTCTCTGCAGCTCAGGCGATTCTCGCCGCCAAAGCAGGCGCTACTTACGTGTCACCATTCGTTGGTCGTGTCTACGATCAATACTGGGATGGTATGGATTTAATTAAACAAATTGATGAGATCTATGACAAACACGAAGTTGAAACAGAAATCCTTGCAGCTAGCATTAGGAATCCAATCGAAGTACCGACTGCATTCCGAATGGGTGCTGATGTGGTTACTATGCCGATAGACATCTTCAGTAAACTCTACGATCACGTTCTAACAAAACAAGGATTGGACAAGTTTAATGAAGACTGGTCACAACTGATGATGGAGATTCATTCGGATGAGTAGGACTTGGCGGGTACCCTATCAATATGATGGTGGTACCCACTTTATTGATGTACAAACTACATTTCCCTGGGAAGTGAAAGGTCTTGCGGATCGTATCCTCAGAACTGAGGAGGGTATTCGTGCGACTTTTACTGAGGGTATGTTTGATCTAATTGAACTTGACTCTAATGGAAAAGAAAAAACTAAAGAAGATCATTCGTGATCTGAAATCTGTTCTTGCAGATTTGGAATCTGAAGTCTATTCAGATCCTTCTAAATACCTAGAGCAGGACTCGAACTTCGGGTTCAAAGTGATAGGTACTAATGATGACGACGGAGACCCCGATTGATTATGAGAACCCCTGGATTTTTAACGGACACCCTTTTCTATCTGAGGACATTAACGACTATTTCGGTTTTGTCTATCGGATTACAAACTTACAGTCTGACAGAGCGTACATCGGACGTAAATACTTCTGGCAGTATCGAAAGCCTAGAGGTAAATCTAGGAGAGTTAAGTCTGAAAGCGACTGGAAGAAATACTACGGAAGCTCTGACGAACTTAATCAGGAGCGCAAACGGATTGGGAATGATGCCTTTAGAAGGGAGATCCTTTATCTCTGCACCACAAAAGGAAGAACCAACTACGAGGAGACTCGACAACTCTTTCTCCACAATGTCCTTTCTGAAGACCGATACTACAACTCCAACATCTTAGGGAGGTACTACCGAAAAGATTTTCACGACGCTTGACAATGGGGTCCGATCGCATATATACTATGCAAGTTGTTCGGACCCAGTTCAGAAAGATGACCCGCGATTGGAACTATGACGATTTCAATGACGACCAGTCTTTCCTTTCCTCTACACTGGAACTTATGGTAGACAAATTGCATCAGTACGTTGAAGACAATGAACTCGTCCAAGCAGAAGACGTAGCACAACGCATCAGAGACCTGACTCTGGACTAACAGACCTGGGCTAGTAGCTCAGTGGAATAGAGCAACTGCCTTCTAAGCAGTCGGTCGTAGGTTCGAGTCCTACCTAGCTCGTTCCCTTCGGGGAAATGTAAAGTCTAGAACGAGGTATCTCTTATGCCTGTTAAGAAGTCTGATCTCTCTTATTTGAGAGATGTTGTCAACGGTGACGTTGCCCTGGATACTGAGAATCCACCACTGTTTTCTCGTCTCTTCAGATGGTATGAAACACACGGTGTTGATTTCTACGGTTCAAATCCAGATGAGAATTACGCCATTCTCATAGATCATCTCGCTCTGGACATCGGTTTTGGTTGAGACCTAATTCAACCTGGTGGAGCCAGTTGTACAACTGACCCTTCTGACCCCCGCAAGGGGGTCTTTTTATGTGTATAATATATGGGAACCAAACAAACCAATGGACGTAATTCTCGAACGCTTTCCTTACCGCTACGTGCAGTGCGGTCTCCTGGAAATCAACGGTATGCCTGACTATCGTATCCAGAAGTATGATGAGTACAGCAGGCGGTACAGAGATATGTACTATCTCGACAACGGTATTCAGTTAGATTATTGTATCGAAGATCACGAATACACTAAGTGGTTGGACCCTGCAGGGGTCCCGTGTTATATAAAGGACACAGTAACTGCTTGACAAAGTTGTTACATTACTATATAATTATGTAGTAATTCTTTACAAATCAAATGACTATCACCACAAACGAGTTTGGGCAACAGAATATGTTCGCCAAAGAACCCCCGATGGTGGTCGAAGACTACAACAGGAAAGGTCTGTTCTCGCCAATGCAGTACCGTGAAATGTACAACGGTCGCTGGGCAATGATGGGAATCATTTCTGGTTTCATTTCATATGCCGCTACTGGTAAGTTCTTCTTCGGCATTTTCTAATGCTCCTTCCTTCAACAACACTACTCACCCAACCCCAAATCAAAATGAAATTCGGTTTCACTCCTGAGGCAGAAATCCTCAACGCTCGCCTTGCTATGCTTGGTTTTGTTATTGCAGTTGGCACTTATATGACAACTGGTCAGATCCTTCCTGGCATCCTTTGATGACTTGGGCGTGGGCAGCACTGTGGTTGGTTGCCTTCATTTTCATTGCGATCCATAACGATCACGATGAGGATGATGACGACCAAGGTGGGGGAACCCTCATACCAGTGACTGTCCCAACTGCCTGATAATCTAAATATATTTTTACGACAAAGAAAGATGGTTACGGATCTCTGGGAAGATATGTCAACACTTAATTCCCTCTATGAGGAACTGTGTTGGGACCCCGATGAAGAACTAGAGTTCAAACCCGATTTTGCTAATGATTGTATTGTGATTCGTCGTAAAGAAAAAGAATAATTCTCTGTTGGCACATTCCAATGGCACTTCTCGCAACGGTTACAATATGTCTAGCAACATTCATAGGTGCAGCAATGCTGACCCAATCAGGTGAAGAGACCCTAGACTGACAATTAAATAACTGGCACACACCCTGTTGGATCTCCTCCACAGGGTGTTATACTATGTGGGTACTCGACGAGGTTAGTATGCTCGAATGGTTATGCTTAGACTGTTCCTTCAATGAGCAAGAGGCACTTAAGGTATTTCAAGAACAAGGCATCCGTGATCCCTTGGCACTATCTGTTGTGATGGCAAGCGTCAA